CCGTGGCGGTCTTGTCCCCGGCCGCCACGAATTTCCTGGCGGCCGTATCGATGCTGGCGATAGCAAAAATTGTTTCTGCGCCTATATTGCCCAGGATTTTGATTTTATCGGCATCCGGGTGGTCCACGCGTATGGGCGCGACGATAGTGTACGTGCCGTCCGCCACGAGGATAGCGACGGTCGCGCCCGAGGCGATGCGTTTGCCGACCAGGGAATTCAGCGCGCGCGTTATCGACGCATACGGCGCGGCGAGCGTTCCCGCGCCGCCTACATCGTCGCCGGTCGTGGCGACGTAGAGTGTCATAGGAGCGGCGATCAGCGACACATCGCCCTGCGCCCCCTGTGCTCCTTGCAACCCCTGGACACCCTGGTCGCCCTGCGGTCCCTGCACGCCGCGCGGCCCGATCTCACCGCGCGGACCGATGTCCCCCTGCGGGCCGGCATCGCCGGGCAAACCCTGCGGCCCGCGCTGGCCCGCAGGGCCCACCGAACCCTGCGGGCCAGGCAACCCCTGCGGGCCGAGCAAACCTTGCGGGCCCGTGTCGCCCTTATCGCCCTTCGGCCCTTGCGGTCCCTGGGGGCCGATCAAATCGGTTGCCATGGTCACCCCCTCAATCTACAGCGCCATGTCGATACGTTTGGCCACGTGGTAGCAATCCAGGGCGGTGGTCGTCGTGCCCTCGATCTGGATCTGATAGTCGCTGATCGCCGTGCCAGGCGCGAAATTGAACGTGCGCCGGATGGACGCATCCGCCACCACCTCATCCACATGCGACGCGGGATTGATGGTTGCTCCGGCGTGTTTGAGCGTGCAGGCGCAGCCATGTTTCGTGGCGTCCCAACCCTCCAGGAGCAGGATCACGCGGATGTCCGAACTGGCGGCCTCCAGCGTGCGCACCGTGCTGATATGCCGGAACGAGGTCGCGGCGCGCTGGGCACGGAATTTGGAACCGGACAGGCCCAGGCCGGGCATGGCGTCGGTGGAACCCAGATACACGGCGCGCAGGCGGCACAACGCCGGCAGGCCGAGCAAGTTGTCGGCCGTCCCGGCGGCGACATCGATCCAGTCGCTGGTGCCGGTCGGCTGGTATTGGTAGGTGAGCGATCCGGACTCGGGGATGATGGTCTGGGCCAGGATATCCAGCCCGGCGATACCGCCCGAGAGTGAGATGGGGGCCAATTCCACGACGGCGCGGGCCGATGTAAACTGGGCATAATTGAGCGACATCATGAAATCCTGCGTGAAATCGCCCATGAAATAGGAGCCGTCAGTGCTGTAAAAAATGCTCCCCTGGCTGTATTCCGTGCCGTCGACCAAGGCGATGGCGTGGTCACCACCAGTGATGAGCACGAGGGCATAGCGATTGCCCGGCGAAAGGAAGGCCGGCTCACTGAACGCGAAAATCGTTTCGCCCACGGATTTGAGGGCGGCGGCGTCCACCATGGCCATGGCCAGCGTCTCCTCAATGAGGGGTTCGCCGGTCTGGGACACGTTGCACAGCAGCATGTTGACCGCACCATCGGCACCAATTTTCTTGAAGGCCAAGCCCACGGAGAGCAGCCACCCGTTCTGGCTGTTAAGGAACGTTTGGGCGACCAGACTGCCATTGATGGTATGGGTCGTGGAATCCACACCCCAGTAGGGCTCGGTCCAAACGTCCACCCAGTATTGCACACTGCGCGTCCAGACGTGACCAGGCTCGTCATGCACGACGCTGACCGTGGAACCCGTCGTGCTGCCCAGGGTGACGCCGGCCGGGATAGTGCCCTCGAACACCTCGGTGATCACCGACTCCGTGCTGGCGTCGCTCCACTCGGCTCCGTTGGAGCAAACCACCTGCCCGACGCCGTATCGGGTGCGCCGGATGGTTCTGGTGAGCAAGCGGGCGTTCTGTGGACTGTACTGATACTGATTCAGGGGAAGATTGGCGACGTATCCCGTCAAAGAGAGGCGTTTTTTTGTGGTGTGGGCCGGTAAAATCAGACCATTAAAGTTGACTACCCCTGCATCGTAGGGGTTGGACAGCGCAATCTGTTGCTCTGTCTCACCCGCCCAGGGGAACCGGATACCCTCGGAGACGCGGGCGTAAAACTCGGTGTCCGTCATGGCCGATTTGTCCCGGGACAGGGCGTTGTCCGCCTCATACGACTTGTAATTGCTGGGGAGCTTCATGCGGTCCAATATCTCGGCCACGTCCGTCACCACTCGCAGCAGGAGCGGCGACGCGGTGTTGAGCCTGGCCAGTTTGGCCGCCAGAGCGGCGATGTCCGTGGCCAATGAGGACAGGCGCGGATCGACCGAGGCCATCCACGTCTGGAGCGCCAACACGTATTGGTAGACGTCGAACAGGCGCATGAGCTGCTTGTTGTCGGCCAGTTCGATCGAGGCGATGCCGGACGAATTGAGCAGCACGTGGGCGATGGTCGTGTAGGACGTCGGTGCATCCGGTTTTTGCGGGCCGGAGGATTCGAGTCCGGCCGTGATCTGGGTGGCCACCTGCCTGGCCGTGGTCATGTAGACGCTTTTGGGCTCGGTCTGGCCGGAGGTCAGGTCGACCAGATAGTCACGCGGCTCCTGATCGGTGTCCGTCTCCTGGCCGATGACCGCGATATTGAGATAGCGCTGATCGCTGACCGGTAGATAGGAAAACAGGCTGACCGTCTCGGCGGCATCCTTGGCGTAGCGTTTGCCGGTCACGCCGTCCCAGAGGCGGCCGGCGGCAATGTCGATTTCCGTGGCGCTTTTCTTGGTGACGCCGAGCCCCACGAACATCTTTTCGGTGGTGACGGCGTCCATGACGACGTGCGCCACGGCCTCATCCATGTAGGCCTGCATGTTGTTGACGTCCGCCGCCTGGAATTCCTGCCTGTCGCGGGCAATCAAGAGCTTTTCCATGGTATCTCCCTAAGTTGATATTCGCCGCAGGCGACCGTTCCACAGACAAGGGCCTCGCTGGCCTGGATGCAGTGGCGGTTGGCGGTGGATACGAGGATGCGATCGGACAAGCGCATGGCCATGCGGCCGACGCGGCACAGGCGGTCGACCCAGGCCTGTGCGTCCAGATCGCAGGTATGGCGCGAGGTCAGATGCCTACCGCAAAACATGGCCCGGGCCGGGGCGGGGCGCAGCATGTCCACGGCCGCCTCGGCATAGTGTGGCCGGAGTGCCCCGAGCTTGAACGCGCCAAGAAACGTGGAGGTCGCGCGCCGCGAAAACGCCGCGCGGTCGGGGGCATAGAGCTTGGTCGTGCGGTAGAGGCGGTCGCCGGCCGTGGAGGGCAAAAAGGAGTTGCCCACCAGGAAACAGGCCGCCCGCTCGGCATAGGCGTCCGGCCAACGGTGGCCCAGAAAAATGCCCTGGCCGCGCCTGCCCGGGCTGGCCACCTCGTCGCTGCCGATGGCGACCGGCGTGAGCGACGGCCGCACGGACAGCGCATGCCGCCGGTCGACCTCATCGGCGTAGCCCACGGCCATGTCCAGCTCGTAGAGCCGCGAGGCCGCGCCCATGTCGGCCGTGGCGTAGCCGCCGAGGCAACGCCCCACGGACATGGCGCGTCCGGCCATGCCCGGCTTGCGCACGGTCACGCGCTGGCTGGCCGTTTTGGTGACCACGTCGCGCGTGGTCACCAGCGAGTCGAGCTTGGTCTCGCTGCCGTCCACGGGATCGTAGAGCGTGACCTGGTCGCCGATGCGCAGGATGGCGTCGGAGGTATGAGGGTACATCGCCCCCAAGAAATCCCCGAGGAATGCGCCCTGGCGCGTGCCGGCGTGGCGGTACGGATAGACACGCAACGCCGGGAACGAAGCCGACCAGGCCGCATACTCGGCGTCGGTCAGGCTCGCGCCGCAGTAGGATTTCGTGGGCGGCGAGGCGGACAGGAGGTCGCGGCCCAGAAAGGTGCGCAGGTACAGGGCTAGTCCGGCCTTGGTCCCCTTGTACCGGTGAAACTCATACATCCTCGTGATCAGGTCGATCTTCTGGGCGCGCGTCTCGACGTACTCCCAGCCGTCGACATGATAGGCCCAGGCCAGATGCTCCAGGACCGCGTCCAGACGCGTGTCCACCGGGATCATGACGAGCTTGTCCAGGTCCAGGACGTCGAACCGGTCGAGCAGGCCGCCCACCGTCTGGCCCATGGCGTCGTTGATGCCCGGCGGGATGAGGCGTGGGTCAGCCATCGACCACCCCCGTCAGCTCCACGGTCACGCCCGTGCAATGCGCCCACTCCGCGTCCCCCAGCACGAGCAGGCCCGGCGACAGCACCGCGACGTCATGCACACCGGCCACGGCAGAGGCGGAAATGACCTGCGCCGGCACGATGTCCCGGCCGAGGCGGGCCGCCCGGCCGGCGGCGTAGCTGGCCAGCGTCGCCTTGGCGGCGGCCAGGACCGTGGCCGCGTCGTAGCCGTCCTCGA